GTCCATTTCATTAGCTGTCTTGACCTTATCGTGGTATAGTACCTCTAACCAGGTCTGTATCGTTTCATGCATTGCAGTACCGAATACAGCATGTATGGATGGCTGGTAAGGAGATAGTTTCTTAACATAAGTTAAGTACCACTGTTTTTCACAGGTAGCAAAACTAGATAGTTGACTATATGATATATGTTTATTAGCTTTAGGAGATTGTTTGATTTTACTCTCCCAAACCTCCTTAACTATCTTTGGTAGTTTCTTAGACATATCTTAATCGTTTCTCCATAATCCTTTAGATACTAACTGAGCTATTATACCGTAGTTAGTTATATCTTGAAAGGTATCTAGTAATGTTTCATTTTGTGCCTTACGTCCTGAAATAATCATATTCTTCCATCTATTAACTTTATCAGAAATTCTATACCATAACCCTGTCATAGCAAATTCCATTTCGTCTGCTGTCTCTAGATTAGTTCCTGCACTAACATTATGCATACCGTAATCTAAATGCTTCTTAGCAAATAAGTCAAACTGTTCATATATTACCTGTTCGTAAGCATCATGAATTATTGGATACTCTTCTTTTAGTATTTCTCTTGCCGAAGGAGGATTCTTGGCTTCACTGATTTCTCTGCTGCTCATATAACTTATTTAATTAACTGAATTTATAACTCTTTTCATAAACGTATTTAATGCGTCTTTGGTAGGTACACCGTAGTTTCTGTTCTGATCTACTACAATTTTTGCTCCTTCTATATTAGATATAAGCTCTCCTATAACATCTAGTTCTTCTTCGGATACTCCTCTTGCCCGGGATATTGTCTCTAATACCTTAACTGCTCCGTAAAGATCATCTTGTGCGAGATCATAGTCTGTAGCTATTCTCTTTATTATCGGTAATCTCATTTACCCGTTAATTTGACCTTTGCTGTCAAAGTATGTAGTTAGCGCAGATAACCTATCATCTGCATCTACTAGCATGGTAAGTGCTTCCTCTGCATTCTTATAAAAATCTCCGGTGGAATGATCTCCAATACCCACGGCTTTATTGCCGAGTAACTCTAGTGATAATAAAGCTTTAGCTTTATCTGCCTGTGCAGACGTACGTAACATTTCTACTAATTTATTCATTTACTAACTATTTTTCGTATTAAATTAAACTCTTAATTATATTATTAATATACGAAAAATATTATAAACTACAAACTACATATACAGTATTTTATTTGGATCATTATCTTTTTTTCTTATCCAAGCTGTTGTACCATCTGAGTATAGTACTTGTGTCTGTCTTGTGTTTTCTTGTAGTATTTTTATAACGAAAGGTGCTTCTGCTTTTTTAATTTTTTGTTTTAAGGTCTCTTGACTTACTACTACTTCTGGTTCTTTCACTTCAATCTCTTTAATGTCTTCATCTGTTAAGTCTTTTACCATATCATTCATTACTAAATCAAGTGCATGGTCTTCATCCCAATCCTCTTCACCGTAGTGTAAGCCATCGTTACCATTCTGTCCGATAATATTCATTCTGGATTCAGACTCATCGTTAAATGCTTTATTACTGTCTACTCCAGCATCATAGGTCTCCTCCTTGATAAACTCATCCCAATCTTCTTCATCTTCATTATATAGATTCTTTTTAGGCCTTGCTTTATCAAATGCAAAATTTGCTGCTACTACTAGAGATATTGCTAGAGGGTCAAATACAAATATGATAACTAATAGCAGTATGTTAATAATCTTATCCATAGGAGTACCTGTTAATCCGGAAAGATACTGCAATGGTCCTAACTCGCCTGCAACTTCTGTATTATTGTCTAACTCTAATATTTCCAATTGATACTTCTGTAAACTATCGGCAACTATTTCTCTTTTCTTTTGAACGCTCTTTCGATTCTCCTCTTCAACTTCAATACGCTTTGCTGCCATCCTAAGTTCTGAAGTAGAGATGGTTGTTCTAACGCCCCCAGCCACCGAGGTGTCTCGTACTTGGATCGATTGAGACCTAGCATTGGAAAGAGTACTAATGTTAGAAGAAATTCTTTTAAGTTCTTCATCATACCTAAAAACATCGTTTTCATAAAATTGTTTCTTTTGTTCTAAAAATGCTGTTTGGTTTTCTTTTACAGTCAACTGTCTGTAGGTATCTTGATAAGCAGCACTTAAAAAGCCGTATATACCCATACTGGTAATTAATACTAATACTACCGTAGCAACTGTTAGATAAGTTCTAAGATACTTATTTAATGTATCCCAATACTGGTACAATAGAGAGGCAATTACTAACTTAGCTACTTCTAATGAACCGGCCATAATAATAACTTCGAATGATGCTCCAGCAAATAGTTTACTTAACCCGCTAACTGAATAGAATGCTGCTGATACTGAAACCGATAGTGCAGATAGTGCTATGAATGTTGGAAATAGATTCCTCTTAATTTTTTGCATATTACTGTATTATAAGTATACCTAAAGCAACTGCTCCTATAGTTGTACCTATTTTATATAACTTGGTTCTTCTATTAGCTTTCTTTAAAGCTGCTTCTAAATCTTTAGATAAGTCTTTCTGTATTGAACTCTTATTATTTAAATCAGTTACTATACCTTTGTAGTTAAGTATTTGACTTTCTAAGTTAGTTACAAGTAGTGTTTGAGTTTTAAGTTTACCATTAGTCTCACTTAGTATTTCTTCTAAGGTCTTAACTTTAAGCTTTAATTGATCCCCTACTACAATGTCCTTGATTACTAATTTAGCTACAGGCTTAGTTAATACTATCTTTGTTGAGTCTGTAACGGTCTGTGAAGAACTGCTGAAGCTCATCAGTAGAGTAGTTATTAACAGCGTCAAGCTTAGCTTTAGTTTCTTTCTGTATAACATAAATTCTATTATTTAAATTGTTTATCTTATTAGTATAGTTAGTTAACCTAATAGCTAATGAGTCTGATTCTAATTCTAAATGGGTGTTTTTAGTATGTAGAGAATCTACTTTCATTTCTAGTTTATTAATCCTATCTTCATAGGCCTTAACGTCTACTTCTATTTTAGGCTGGCCCCAGACCATCCATGCTACAAATCCTCCTAGGATTGCGAACAGTAGGTACCCTTGTAATGTGTTTGCTTTCATAACTATAATATAAGAACAATATCCTTAATAGGCAACTTTTATGCTATATCTTTACTTTCTATAAGAGTGTAGGTAAAAGAGTTACCCCATTGCTCTCTAGCAATTTGACAGATATCTAAGAATTCATGCCAATCATCATTATCGGCTATAACTTGGCAGCCTGCAGACCATTTATCTACTCTTGTAGACTTTCCTCCAGCACGTCCAGTAGCTCTATGAATGTTAATTCCAAAGATACCTTCATCTACATTTTCTTCTAATAGGTCATATTTGTTGTCTCTATTATTATCTCGATATACTTTAACTGGTTTCTTTTGACCTAATGCTAAATACTTACCAGCGTGTAATCTTAATTTATGTGAACCTCTGTACTG